AGTTCAGCTTTTAAAGTTTCGTTTTCTTCTTTTAGTTTTTCGATTTCAGAAAAGAAAGTTTCTTTAACTACGCTTTCGATTGTTTTCTTAGGAGCAGTTTTTTCAGTTTCCATTTCTTCCTTTTTCTCGGTTTCAACTTCTACCTCAGCCTCTGGCTCTTCAACTTCTTCTTCTTTTTCTTTAACTTCAGAAATAACACCCTCTTCTACAACGATCAACATACGTCCGTCTTCGAACTCATACTCACCTACTGGCAAAGGAATTTTTTGTTCGTCTTCCGTTACTATAAATACTTCGTTACCTGCTTCGAATGAGTCAGCTTCTAAAACTGTTACACCATCCATTAATTTCATTTGCTCAAGTTTTACTTCCATTCCGAGTAAAGTTTTGATTTGGTTTATTAGGCTATTTTTCATTTTTTGTGTTTATTTATACTTGTTTAATATATCCTGTCATACTTGCAACCATTCTTGATTTTGACATAAAATCGCTTGCTCTTTTAAATTCAGGGTAATCTGAATATTTTAAACCTAATTCAGCAAATTGTTTTTCAAATGTTCCACCCATCATATTAATAGTTTTTTGAGAAGCAACAATTTCATCACCTAATTTTACTATTTGAGGTTTTAACGCATCTATTTTATCATATAAAGTATTAAAACTTGCTAATAATTTTTCTGCATTGGTTATTTCTTTAACTAAATCATTAATATTAGCTAACTCAACTTCGTGTTTTGCTAACTCTACCTTTTCGGTAAAGAGTTTTCCGTAAACTGTTTTTAGTGTATTCATAACTTATTAACTTTTAAATTTATACTTGTTCCGTTTTTATCCGTTTTGACGAACGATAGTTCTTACTCCGTCTATTTCTGTAATCGTTACGTTTTGTTGCGTTACACTCGCTGTTTTGCCTATCCCTTGCGCTTGTAAACTTCCGTCGCAACATTCCTTAGAGTATTTTCCGTCTTTACATAAACAACCCCTTTTGCCACCACGAGGACTTACTTTGCTTAGTGTTCTCATGTTATTTGTTTCTAATTTGTTCTAACTTTCTTTGCGCCCACTCAACTCCAGCATCACCACCCCATGCTAACCACATTAAACGACCGCACCCGTCACCTAATTCCTTTTGGCTGTTTTCTTTGTGACGTGCAAATGAAGCCATTCGTGCAATAGTATCTTCGCTTATATTTTCTCCGTTTGCTAATTGGTTTGCTCTTGCTTTTCCTACGGGAGTACCACAATCTCCCCATCCGTTTTCCTCTGCATAACGTAAAGCTATCTTTGCGTTTTCACTTGCCTCTTTAGGATAGTCGTTATAAGTTTCTAAATTGTAGTTTTCGTCTTTTAGTATTAAATCACGAATCGCATTTATTAACCTATCCTCTTCGGTTTCTTGTAAACTCATTTCGTATTTATCTACAAAGTAACCTTCAATGCTGAATCCTTTTACTTCACCTGCTTTTACTTTATTCCAAATTTCATCGTTGTTTACTTTCATGGAAATCATCCAAGTTCCTTTTGGTAAATTGAAATTATATAATCGGCTTTTATCCGTTTTCTCGTCTTCAATTATCCAGCTTTCAACAACACTCATTCCCTCCAACATTTTCTTTTCATGTTCTAACGTGGCGTTGTTTTGGTTGGCTCTCATTAAGAAAAGTTCACTTGCTTTGCGTACTGTTTCTTCACTAAAATAAATATAGAACTCTTTGTCTCCGTTTTTACGATAAATCTGTTTGTTAGGAACTAAAGCTGCACCCATTAAGATACGCTTCTCTCCGTCAACTTCTTTTAGTTCTACTTCGTGTTTTTTTAAGGCTACAAAATTCTCTTCTATTGCTGGACTTTCAACAACTGAAACTGCATTGATACCGCTTTCGATTTTATTCTCATCAATAAGCAGTTCTATAATTTCCATCTTTGCCATAACTCTTTAACTTATAATGTTGCGTTTTGTACTCTATTTCTGTCCAAAGATTGTGCGCTTGTAACTTCACCACTCACTACATACGCCTTAGTAGGTTGTTGCTGTAACGTTGCTAATTGATTTACGCCACTTGTTCCGATAGTTTGAAATTGAGGGGCTTGTACCTGACCGCCACCACCTCCACCAGCAGGCGCACCACCACCGCCACCACCTTGCGAACCGCCCTCAAATTTTTGTGATGAAATTTTAGCTACGTTTACTAAACCTGCTGCAACTGCTAAACCTGCAGCGATACCACCACGAACTGGAGAAGAAGGGTCAGGAATAGGTAAGAATTGCGAGGCATAAGCACCCGTAGCACTTTGGTAAGTATTGATTAAAGCACTTGCAACTTGAGCAGACTTTTGAACTTGGAATGCACGCTTAGCTTGTTTCTCCGACTTCTTACCGAATAATTCTGTAATACTTGAAACTATTTCTAAGCCTTGTTGAATTGACTTAACTTTAAATGAGTTTGCGTTTTCGTCTATTTTTTGAGCCCTTACCGCTTGCGCTTCTAATATTTGCGTTTTTAATAATGCTGCGTTTTTTTCGGCTTCAACTTCAGCGTTTAAACTGCCTTGTAAATTTTCTAATTTAGTATTGCTTAAAACTTTTAATTTATCAATTTTAACAGTTTCTAATTTTATAACTTCTTTGTTGTCATCTGCAATAGCTTGCCTTACTTTCTCGGCGTTGTCCTGTTGAGCTATAAGTAATTGATTTCCTTTTAAATTTTCTAAGGCTAAACGGTCAGCAAGTAATTTTTCTAATTTTTCTTTATCTGTTTGGTCTTTTCGTATTTCAAGTTCAATTAACGCGTCTAATTCAGTTTTTTTTGTGTTTATAGTATCTTGAGCCCCTTGCTTGTTTATTTCTTTAAGCGATAATTGTAAACCTGCTCTTTGGTTTATTAATCCGTCTATTTGTTTCTGTAGTTCGTCCTGTGTTTCTTTGTTTTCCTTTTTTAAATCTTCAACATTAAATATTGAACCAGCTACAAATGAACTCGCTTTATCTTCTAAGCCTTCAATAGCTTTGTTTAAATCGAATGAAACTAACTTCCCTAACCCTAATGCTTCACTAACTTTATTTGCGCCTTGTATAGCTAAGTCAATAGGCTTTAACATCAACTTAGGAAGGAATAAACCAGCGTCCAAAATAAAATCTACAATTGCTTTTGTAGTGTTATAATTTTTAATCGCTGCTGCTTCTTCTGCTTTGCTCGTCTTTTTGACGTTTTCAAGTTCTATAATTCCTAATTGAATTGCTGCGTCTATTTTCTTAATCTTTAAGTTTAAGATTTCTTTTTCGCTTTTACCTTGTAGCTTTAAAACATTATCCTGAGAATCTAATGTGTCAAGTTCTTTTTTAGAAGTTTCAAAATTCTCATGCGAAAGTTTATTCAAGTTGGCTTGTTCCGCACTTACACCGCTAACCGCGGCTTTTATATCATCCCAATAAGCGACAACAGTTCCTAAAGCAACTACAAAAAGACCTATACCCGTTGCAGCAAGTCCAGTACGAATTCCTTTTAAAGCATTCATAGCAACAGCACCCAATTGCTTAAATGAATCACGTGCTTCCATTAATCCTTGTAAGCCTTGAGAAAGTGCCATAGCCGATTGAACTCGAACCATAGCTTCTTCTACCGCTTCACCCTGAATACCTATTAAACCAAGCCCACCTTGAACAGCTTGAAACCCATCTAAAACACCACCAATAGATTTGCTTAATGCGTTAAATTTTGCATCCGGATTAAACGCCCCTACTAAATCATTTGTAAACCCAATTTGGTCTTTTAAATCTGCTGCTTTTTTTGCTGCTTTAACCGCTTCTGCAGACGTTTCTCCATAGGCTGCCGCAACGTTTTGTAATTCTTTTACAGCTTCTTTATATTGTTGTTTAAGCGTTTTACTGTTATCTTGAATTTCTAACTCAATTGTTCTTTTTTCTGCCATCGTGCTTTCTTTTCACTTGTTTATAAATCTTTTTTAAATTGGAAGTGTATTCGTGTTTTCCTTTAGCTATGTCGACAATTTCACTTACATTAAAGAAATCGTCGGTTTTTAAAAGTTCTAATATCTGTGCTATCATTGTTGTACTATTATTGTAGCTATCGCGCTTATATTCCCATTAATATCAGTATATGTGGCTACTATTGTTATAACTTGAACGGAGCTTTCTTCAGTAATTAGATTTAATCCAGTTTCTGTAATTATTGGATTCGTGTTTTCGGCTAATATCTTTGATGTCGTATTTGGATTTGCAGGAATACACACCTCAACCAACTGATTTTTATAAATCGTACTTGGAGTTATTGTAACACCCGAGAAAGAACTTGTTATTGTAGCACTTGCAGCTCCATTTGGAAAAGGAATATTAACTTTTAAACATTGAGCGTTAGGATCAGGGTTAATTGGGTCTTGAGCAATTAAAGGTCGGAAGTCTAAATACAAACTAAAATTCACCTCACCAGTTGTAAGGTTGCTTTTCATTTCGTTTATAATGTATCTTTTATCACGAATTATAAGTCTATCGTTTAATCTAAGACCTGTTAATAGACTAATTGGTAAAACAGTCTTAACCGTCACTAAACGTTGCTTTAAATCGAATAAATTACTTAGGTAAGGAAAATAATACGTAGCGTATAACCCGTTATTGATTGTTTCATTGTGTATTATGCTGTTATCTGCTCCAAAGTTTAAACTGTATTTCGTGTTTTGGTAGGTTAAATCTTGTCCGAATAACATATACGAATCTATATTGTTGTAATTAACGCCATTGTAAAATCTTATGTCATGAGGTAATGAATCGCTTTGGCCATACATATAAAGCAAACAAGGCTTTGGAGTGTACGCTTGATAGTTTTCGTTAAGCGCATATCCTAAAATT